CAGCATCGCCCGCCGTAGTTGAATGCTGCAATACTGTTACTGAAGTACCGATATCAAGATAAATGTAAGTCAAGGAAGTCATTGTGCCAGTATCGCCTGATAATATGGAATATTCAGTGCCGTTCGTCAGAGTAATAGTTCCCGAAGTCCATTCTACAGTCTCATCATCCATAGAAGAAAACGTCATGGTTGACTGCCAGCCCAGAATGGATATTTCCGCGTTACTGCCGAGATTGTCTATTGTTACATCTGATGTTTCTATAAGATTATTAATACTCCGTGCCACATTAATCAGGTCTCTTGCCGAAACATCGGTCGAGGGACTTTTGAGACGTTTGAGCAGACCACCACTATTGACAGCAAACCCATTTACAGTAAGTGGTTTGTTTCTATCGAGCCAAGTCTCTATTTCTTTCAATGTCATTGTGGGTTTAACCATAATAAGCAAATCCTTAATTTTTTTATTGCTTTATATTTTAATATTTATTATATGTTGTTGCCTATATTCACGAAAAAATAGCAAACGAAAGACGTGATTTTATTCATAAACTCACAGATCTGCTTTCTGTGAAAGCGGAAGAGGCTGCAAGGAAAGTGATAAAAGTCAATCCTTCTTACACCAGCCAAACATGTTCTAAATGTGGCAAAAGGCATAAATTGAAATTGTCCGACCGTATTTTTAAATGTCCTTATTGTCATAATTCTATCAACCGTGATTATAATGCCTCAATTAATATTTTAAGACTGGGGATGCAGAGCTTAGCTTCGGCTTAGATGCCCCGCCTTGTAGGTGGGGAGCATTCACCCATAGTAATAGAAGCTCCCTGAAACGTGACCGCCAGCACCGCCCCAAGACTCAGTAACATTAAATGTATCATCAGTAACAGAATTGACGGTATGCGCCCCGTCATAATCGCCATTAGCGCAATCAGCAAGAATAATTGCGTCACCTGCTTTTAACCCATGTCCCACACTTGTAAAATCAATAGTTGTTCCACCACCACCGTCAGCGCTCCCCGTGAGCGTCTGTGACATATATTGTACGAGGATGAGTTCGCTTGTCTGCTGGTCGTATTCAAGACGTATGCTCTGTTTCTGTTCTACTGTCAGAGCAAGATAAATATCGTTAATCGGTTCACTTATCCTCAATATCTCTGTTGGTGTCTGGTCTGATTCGGCAAGATTATTCGGCTTAAGTTTATAAATACCATCATAAGAACAAACATAAAGACTATCTTTAACCACACAATATCCATATTCGGAAATACACCCGATATTGTGAGCGGACTCCTGCATTTGCCATGATTCGGGATTATCTGGATAATTTTTATGAAATAATGTAATTATTGATTTCCTTTTAAGAATAACAGTATTGCCGAATACTGAAGCTAATCCCATTGTCGGCCCGCCTTCACGATCCTCAATATACATCACATTTGACACGGGATTAACATCAAATTGACCAGGTTCTGAATAAGATAACCAGTCGTCATGTGCCTCATTTGCACCACCGGGATCTAATATAATATCAGTCTGCATGAGACGGTTGCCATTTATTATTGCATATTTACCATTTATTTTAATCGAGTTAAAACCTTCTATCGGATTCTTCACCCCTCTTGTTAAATCACCGGCAAGAGGATGATAAGCGCCTTCTGATAAATCTCCAGTGTCAAAGAAGAAATAATTTATAACAGTTCCAACGCGTGTTGAATAATACAAGCCATCCTGAACTGACATTAACCACCATACCGAATCTTTTCTTTCTGTAGTGTATTCATCTTCATAATGAACAGCTTTTGCAACACTCTGGTCTATAACTCTGTAATGACCCATGTAAATAACACCGCCCACATAAGCCGATTCATCAACACTTTCATCTATTATAAAACAATATGTACCTGCATAACATCCGTCAGTACCAGATGCAAGGTCGCCATCGACATCATCCCGCCTTCTTAAAATCCAATTTTCATCCCATTTATCAGAATTCACAGTATCACTTGTAAAGACTACCGTGTCGTTTCCTGTGCCTGCTCCAGGGTTATCAATATTTATATAAGAAGCACCATCTATGCTTAATTTGTAAGTTTGTCCGCCGTCAAAATTATAAACAGAAAGAGCTGGTATATATGCAGCATATTTACCATTATAACCACCACTTGAATTTGTCTTAATCTCAGTGCTTTTACGTAAAAAATCTATTGTATGGATATGTTTAAAATCACGGTCTATGTTACTTGACCTATATACTTTCATAGCTGTAATTCGTTTATTAAATGTGCTTATTGTTCTGCCGTCAAATCTTATCATTAAAAATTTACTCGCAGCGCTTACTTCCCATCGCATTGATGCTTTTGATAAAGGACTTTCCTGAACACCGTCATAAACAAAAGAGAATCTGTAATAGTAAATATCTTCTGCTGGAAAAGTGCTGCTGGTATAATTTGGTAATTCTGTTTTTCTAAAACCAACCGCTGTTGTTGAGGTGAAAAATGCCGTATCAACTATTGGTTCAATATCATAGTTATAGAATCTATCCCTATCAACTGTCCATGTGCCCGTATCGTCCGCATCGAATGCAACCGTTACTGTATATGTATTAGTTGTCACTGAATCAATAGTAAATGTGCCATTATAAGCTGTTATTGTAAACCCAGAATTGATGACAACTTCTCCGGCGCTCATACCATGACCGTTACTTGTGAAAGCTGTTTGTGTTCCACCTCCGGCCGTAGCGGCTGAGGCAACTGCTCCTGTATCTGCGGCAAGGTAGTTGCCATCAAAGAAATCTCTGTCAATGTATCCCAGCCATATACCTTTAGCTTCATGAGAACCATCGGGTTCTCCGGTATTACCGGGAAGAAATCGCAATATTCCGCTTTCCTGAATAATCGGATTTTTAGCATCCGCATGATAATACGTACCGGCAAAGGTTATCCCGCTGATACTATTTATTCCAACCCAATTAGAACCGTTCCAAGCGTACACTGTCGCAACATATGTGCTGTTATTAACATACACGCCGATATAAAGCTTGTCTCCCGAAAGCTGATCGTGGATGTACGTGTAAATACTGTCCACATTGGCAGCCATCGCAGAATCAATTTTCACGCCAAGCCCAAATGTCTTTATGAGTCGCCCATTACGTGACCGCATGTTCTGACAATCGGTAAGAGCGCCTTCGGGGGCATCTTCAGGGTCGCCGTTTGTAAATAATCCGCCCCATTCTTTTATGTCAAACAATACTTGCATATTTATTCTTTCCTATCAAAAGCCAAATCTTTGATACCTGTTTCAGTCTCACATCCAGAAGCCCATTGATGATAGCCAAACTCTTTTAGAGTTTTTTCTATTGCTTCATCAAGCTTTGAATCTATTCTGCCATTTACTAAATAATAAACTCTCAATTCACCTTTTTTAAGTTTCATTCTCTTTTCTCCTCTTCTTTGCTCTCTTTATTTGTCAGGTTTAGAGCCTCAATGCCTGTGATAGCATCATTGTAAGCTGTTAAACTTCTATTGGCACGTCCGCCTATCTTAAACCCAATGGATGCCGCCATGTCGAGTATTATTTCTTGGATAGTCAAGCCAAACATGCAGTTTGCAGCAACAAAGCCTGTTCCTGTTGCCGTATAGGTGGTTTCCCCTGTTACACCTGTAAAGGTTTGACCGTTAGTGTATTCAACTTCATCATAAGTGACTTTCGTATAACCATTGTTATAATATTCAACATCAGCGACAATACTTCCCGATGCCACATTCCAGTACATCTTGAATGGCTCTTGAATATAATTAATAACACAAGTATCGCTGGCAGCAAAGGGTCTTATTTGTATCTCATCGCCAAGAAAGTACATAATCGGATCAGAGGTCAGAAAAGTAAAATCAGCGTTAGTGTACTGCATAAACTCATCAAAACTGACAAGCCTACAATATTTACCGTCTTTATGAGTAACTCCGAAAATACCTTTTGTTCTGCCAAGAATAACAGGACTCAACTCTGTTAAATCATATTTGCCGGGAGCAGTGAGGCTCAAAGCACTTGTTGTTATCTGCAATCCTGTCAGTAATCCGTGTTCTATCAGGTGAACAACCTTGTTCTGCGCCTGATTAAGCAGATAGACACGCAACTCTTTAGGAAACTCATCGGGAGCGTCCTGTGCTTGGTTAATCTCATTCAGATAAACACCAAGAGCGTCAACCATTGTTGGTAGCGGGTAATAAGCAGACATCTTTTATTTCCTTATTAATATTTCGGGAACAATACGTGTTCAAGTATTCGTGTGACCTCGTGCCGTGCTTCTTCTATTTCTTCGCCACTGTATTTTCTTCTGTCAATCATATCATCAAATCTTGCAAGTAATAGCCCCTCAATAACTTCATGAAAGGCTGATAGTTTAATTCCTTTTTCTGTGTAAAGTAAATCATCGTAATCAGCAGAAAGGCTAATTGTAATTATTCGTCCGGGTGAATTTCGTATGTAAAAAGCACAGTTCCCTTCGCTTTCTATGTATTCAAAGACAACTTTCCACCCTTTAAGACCGAGTATTTCAACCCATTTTCTGACTTCTTTTTTAAACAGTTTGAAATCTTTTTTATTAGTTTTCATTATATCCTCAAGGTCATCTGCGCAGATACCAATTCCGCCTATTGCTGTCTGCATGGGCATCTACGGGAATTAATCATTTAGTAAAAGACGTGCCAAGCATAAACTCAATAGTTTTTCTTGTTTCTTTAACTCTTCCTTATATTGGTTCAATTCCAAAAGGTGATATATCTACATTTGTACCATCGGGAAAATCCACACGGTATGTATTCATTGGTACATTTTTTGAATGAATTATTCCCACTTTACCCATACAACTCCAAGCCGAATTGAAAGGATGCTTTTGATAACCAGTTACATCATTTTTGCAAATGACTTTTTCACCAATGTCAAACCAACGAAGTCTTGTTTTAACTTCAACCATTATTTCTATCCTCTATGGCTTCCCCAATTTTATCAAGAAATAAGATGTAATATTCATAGACGCATTTAAACCAATTGTGCCAAAGTGTTAAATGCATATCTATCAGTAAAATTAAAAGTCGGAATATCGCTTTTAATAGGAGCAAAAATAATTTGATATATTGAATTGATTTAATTTTCACTTAATCCTCTACAGGTTCATGAGTCCGCTCAAATATATCTGGCTTGCACGGGTAGAACTCTCCTTTAACTCCTCTAATAACCCAGTTCCCTAATTCTGTTGTCATTTCACCTTCAAGGGTCTGAATTACCAGTGTTGGTTCACCATTGCTGTTACGTGATGGATAGGCATTACATTTAATAAAATTTAACACTTGGTCTTTTGTTTCATCTGTAAACAACATTGCTTCAACAACTACGGGTTTCTTTCTGAACTTTGGCATATCATTTTTCCCCTCATCTCAAATCCGGCGCTAAACAAATTGAACCTGACTCAATATCGAAATCCTTTACCTGTGCCTTAAATTGCCTTGCCATAGGTACAATCACATTCATCGCACTTATTAATCCCTGCGGTGTTAATTCAGTTGAATATTCAGGTGCTATCATAACAGCAAGATTATATTTCAATGCACTCAACCATTCTTGCGGGAAATGAGCCTCGTCATCATGGTCGCTGAAAAGTTCTATCGGGATTTTTGCCGTGAACATAATCTGACTTTTAACTGTATTTGTTGTCGCCCAGACATAAAGCCTACTGTTTGTTAGTCTCGGTTCGTAATAGACCTGTGATACTGTCCCGGCCGTGTCCTTATCATTCAGAGCCATATACTCAGCCCTTGACAAAGAGGTAAGCAGTGTTTCGAGTCCACTTGAATTTCTTAGCCTTATATTATCAATAGAAACCGGTCTTGCAATTTTAGCCGTGTAGTTATAAACCACGTTATCAACAGCGGCATCACCCGTTAAAGCGGTCGTCAGAATCACATCATCACCCGAAGGTGTGCCATTAACCGTTGTCCACTGCATTGTCCCGTCATCAAGCTCTATGCCAATATAATCACCGTCAGTAATATCATCATCGGAGTCAACTTCTATTGCCGAATCGCTTGTCTCGCCTGCTACTGCGAGAGCCGTCTCATAACTTGTTAGTGTTGCATTGTCGCCTGACGGCCCCAAGTCATAGTATTCCTTTTCTGTATCGGTAACCTCAAGGAAAAGCGTTACTTCGCGCTGAAGCCACTGACCTATACCTTCGGTCTGCCATAACGTAATAAGTTCATTCAAGGATTCGCCAGCGTTATTAATCTCTTCCGCTGTTCGGGATCCCCCTGCTTTCGTTAACCCGAGAAGTCTGAAAGCCCCTGTAATTATCTTATTACGTGTGGATGTTATTATTTTGTCACCTGAAGTTGCCATTTCACCCTCTTCTTATTAGAGCAAGCAGAGATAAGATTTAACTAACACATAAAATTTCTATTGTTTTACCCTGATCATTGCAAAGATAGGCTTCTTGATTATAAGCTATCTCTACTATATTTCCAGAATCAAAACGAACAATAGCAAGAAAACAAAGTATTCCCGATTCGCTTGTGTTTTTTCTTTTTTCATCAAAGGGAATAATAAGTTCAGGATAGGATTTTGCAATTTCTTCTTGGTGTTCAGTTTCAATTCTATACCCATCATTTTCTTTAAACGCTAATGCTGGTCTATAAGTTACTCTCGCAACTTTACCATAAATCCACCAGCCTTTTTCTGAATCACGAAATTTAAGAATCATTTTCAATACCTCCTGTTCAATATTCAATAATCAATATTTACTATCCTCTGCTTGCTCTATATTCTATAATTTTATAAATCATCAGCCGTTATCTTCGTTGTTGTGTAAATATCTTTCGGTTCAGGACGTGCGTCTCTTACCGCAACTTTGTCACGTCTTGCCCTGACATTCTCTTGCGGATGTCGAGGCTCCCAGCAAGTGTCCGCACATACGATTTCGCCGTTATAATTTTTACGGCATTGACTGCGAAGCCTCTTAAATCCGCACATAGCACAGATTACATAATGGTCGTGTGGATGAAATGACATATCATATATCCGATGTTACGATTCGTGTGGTTAGTGTTCCGCTTGAATATCCTGTTATAGCAATACAAGCGGCTGTTATCGGTGAATCTGATGCTATTGCATTGTCAGTCGTTAAAACACCGGTTGCGTTATGCTTTGTCGCTCCATATTCAGTGAAAGTGCTTACAAATACATCATCACCAGTATATTTAAGCTGATAAGAAAGGCTTGCACCTGAAGAAAGAGTATTGAAAAAACTAATCTTTTTCTTCCGTGAATCAAGGGGAATCCACTGACTTTCAAGTTCATCCGCCGAACCCACTAAAAGCGCTCCTGCTGAATCATCGTCAATGTTTACCGTAGTAATCGTCTTGAAGTTTCGTTTGCTTTTCACGGTTGTCCCGTTGGGACCGGTAATCTCCTCTGTAAGAGCCTTCCCATCTCTGTCAGTCCCTGTTATAGTAAAAGTGCGCCCGGAATCATTACCATCAGATGCGATTGAAATATGACGAGGCACGTCCATTGTAGCTACTCCATCCGATGCCAGGTCGCCAGCTATCTCTAAATCTTGAGAACCGCCGGCTGTGGGAGTTTGTGATTCACAGATACCGTTAGCATCGGCAGCATCTGGAGAAATTGTAATGGTCTTTGGTCTCATTGAATAGACTCCTTTTATTAAAATGATTATATCGCCATGCTTGGCTGAAAAGCTTTTTCAAGTTTTGTATGTTTTTTTAAGTTTTCCATTGCCCAAAGGGGTCTTAAATTATCTAAAGCCCAACACCTCTTAAAATCAATGTGTATTACATCTGTGTAATTAAAAATACTTTTGGGAATAATATGGTCTATGTGCCACTCACCATAATTATCCCACGTCACTCAGATAATCTTTCAAATATATCGTTCAATTTGTCAAATATATCTTTTATTTTGTCGGCAATGCCCTTTTATTTATTGTATAGAATCAATTTGTTTATGGTCAAAAAAACATCCCTTCATACCGAAAATCTCTTTGGCCCTCCGTTCTGCATGTTTACATTTATCGAACTGCTCATCGGTGTATATGCTTTTACCATCTTTACGTAAATTAGATTCTAATTCTGTCATACTACGTGCATATTTTGTTTTACCACGAATAATTATGTGTGCCATATATTATTTCCTTTTCTCTCTGTAATCATATCCGAAACGAGCTTCAAAGTCATCAGAAGGCATTCTGCCGGCTTCAATATCTTCTATCATTTGTTCTTTGGGATCAGAAGAAGAATATTTTATTGGTATCGGCTTATTATCGGGTATTACAGTTGCACCAAAAACTTCTCCTTCGGTAACTTTCTCTTTTTTAACTTTCTCTTTTTTCTTTTTTAACATTTTAAACCTCTACTTTGATTTTTATGGGCGGGGCAATCGTTTATTATTACCCCGTCCGAGATATTGATATTACGCACACTGAATAGCAATACCAGCAGCAGCACCAGTCGAATCGGGAGTATAGCCACAAATAAATACTCCAGTAGTTGTTGACATAGCTGTTGCCGCACCAATAGAAGCGCAGTTATTTAAAAGGACATAACCGTCTGTTAATGATGCACCGAAAGCAACATTTTGTGCAGGTGTTTGTGTTGCCAATTTATCATTCCAGAATATACAATTGTTAAACAGTAACATTCTTTCCACATCATTGGCATTAGCACCATACACAAATCTATTAGCGGTGCCGTCACATTTCCGCTGGAAGATACATCCCTCAAACAATGCGTCACGGCATACCTTGCCTGTTATTGTTTCTCTGGTAAGCAATACACAAGGTCTAATCTTAGCGGTTGTAATTTGAAGTACAGTTGAGCCGATGGTACAGTGATAAAACTGAGAACTATCACCGTTCATTAGTAATTCAGCAGCAAGATTTTCTTCATAATCTGTGCTTTTGTAAATCTCGCAATTGAAATAACGGGAGTATTCTCCACCTTCGGCAACGCAGTAAAGACCTTCAGCAACGGTATTACTATTCATAAATTTGATATTAGCAAAAGTATTACGTACACCGGTATTTTTAAATGTAGCAATATCAGTTGCCTCTTCAGTAATGCCTAAACTAACTTTAGCACCCTGTCCATAATATCCGGGTAATCCATTAAGACCGATGATATGAGTTCTATTAACATCAAAGTCAACCATAGCAGTCTCAGTTACAGTTTGGTCCCCATCAATAAGAATCACATCATTATGGTTAGATTCTACAGCAGTCTCTGCCTTTGTTAATGTTTTAAAAGCTTTTTCTGTCGATATTCCACGATTACCATCCGAACCATATCGGTAATCGATAAAATATGGCGTTCCGAATGTTGCGGGTACACCATTACCCATCACAGGAACACCGAAAGATGAGATACCATTAGGAAAATTAGTTAAACCCATTTTGCCACCTCCAAAATAGTGAAAGCAGTGGCGAACCGGGTATCAGCCCGCCACCAGCAGTTGTTAAAATAAAAAGCCCGATTGTTCTTAAGTGTAACTATATGTTAATGCTATACTTAAGAACCCGGGCTGCCGAAGATAGCCATTGCGTCAGAACAACCGAATGAATATCTGCCGGTTGCCTTGAATTTAGCGTTATCGGTGTCGAAATCATTATCCTCTTTAAACGTATCAGCTTTTCTCTCAAAGTGTTTTAAACCACTCGGACAGTCGGTTTTGATAAACCACGCGTCTTCATCGGTCAGATAATGATTAACAAAAGCCCCTTGAGGTATTTTACCCATCGAGCGAATAGCGTTAACCGCGTTATTCGCTGACTCAGGATCAAGAGGCGACATTAAGAGTTTTTCCGCATCAAACATCAAGTTGGATGGAATGATAAGTTTAACAGGTTTAAGGTTAACTTTAAGACCTTTATCATTCTCAAACTTGGCAATATCAATACAAGCCTGTTCGAGAGCGTCCTGATTAAGGTCTGAAGCGGTTGTGAGTTCGTTCGACCACGTTCCGCCCGATACGTTAGGATGATCATCAGCCAAAAGCTCAACACCGTCACCATAAACATAATCTGAATTGAATCCGCGGTTAAGGATATTAGCCGCAACTGTCTCTTTTGTCTGATTCAGTGAGAACGCGAGCGCTGTTGCCCTGTTAATCATAGGAAGTTTATACTGGTTATCTTCGTACATCTCAATAGTGATAATAAACCCTTTCCCATATTTAACGGCTGTATAGCGGTTTATAAAACCTTGAGACTGGTCTTCATAAGTAACACCTGCGCCCTGTCTGATTATCGGAGCCATACTGAACCCCGTTGCACTCATATCTTCCTCAAACGCTTTTGTTGATTTGTAGAAATCAAAGATTTCAGGATATTCCTTTTTATGCTCGTTGTACTTAATGCCATAAATCTCATTAAGTCCCGGCCATAAAAGTTTGGCAAAATTGCCTGTTCCGATAGCCATTGTCATACTCCTTTTACATTATATTTTTATAGTCCATTAGAATTATATACCAACAGTTCCGACACTTCCGTACTGATGGACATTAAACCTGCAAAGACAGTTAGCGTTATCACCAATAGCATTGTCTTCGCTCGGGACTAAACCAATGACCTGGAACATATCGGTACTTGTTGTGGCAAGGTTAGAATAATCAAGCTCCATGCCCGACAATCCCGTAGTTGTGTCTCCTGAACCGCCATTGTGAGGACAATTCATCCCTATATCTGTAACCGCAATAGCGCCGTCTATCTGTGCTTCCATAACAACATCAGGAGCATCACAGACTTCAGCGTAGGCTTCCGTACTTAAGGTGTTGTGTATCTGGTTAAGGCTGTCTGGATTAGGTTTAATCCTCACAATGATGCCGACAGGCACATCGGTTGTCCCAGCGGCTTCAATGCTGGGAACACCGTTCGCATCGGCAGAGCCTGCCAATTTTACCACGTCCCCGACAAACAATGCCGTGCCGTAAGTCGCAAAGATGTAATAAGTATTTGTCTGACCGTTCCAAGGCGATCCATCCAGATGTTTCACAGGATGAAACCCTCTCGGTCTATCTACATTAGCCATGAGTTATTCACTCCTTTAATATTTAGTTTACTTTAGTTATTTGTTATTGTTACACCGCCATATTGACCTGTAACATTGTCCGCATCTTTCGCTTTTACTTCCTTTTGGCTTAATCCTCTCATAGTCGCATCAATATCAGCCTGTTCCTCTGCTTTATCATCTTTGTACCACTCTGTACGTTTTTTCATTAAAACACCTTTCATATTACCGCCAACAGGTATTCTGACAACAGAACCCAACTTTGAGGGTACTCCTGCCTCACCTGCGGTAACATTATCAATCTCTCCTTTCCGTACTACTTCCCAATCAAGTTCTTCCATCGCTTTTATTCGAGCACCTTCTTCAATGTCATTAACTACACGAAGTTCATAACCAGGGATTGAAGGGAATTTAAGTTTATCACGCCCGGCTAACTTTTTACGCCCTTTACGTCTTACAGGTTTAGTCAATGGTTCTTGCTGTGTTGCCACTGCTGGCGTGTTTGTTGCATTAGCAGGTGTGTTTGTTACGCTCGATGGTACATTACTTACTGGTTGAGTATTATCGCTCATCTGTATCTCATTGCCTCCGCTCGGTGTAGCCTGATCTGTGTTTTTAATAACTTCAGTTTGTCCACTCGGTATTCTTTTTCTCGTTGTTTTCTTGTTTGGTATTCCTCTGGGTGACATTTTAATCTTCTCCTCTCTCTATTATTTGAGTTCGCCTATTTTCACAAGTTCATCAACGTATTTCTGCATCGTATATCCCGGAATAGTCTCAACGAAATCCTTTGCAACTGTACGCTGTTCATGTGTTAAGTCAGCCGATGTGAATTTTTTACCGCCTGATTGCCTGCCTCCGCCTGATACTTTTGAAACGGTTTGCTTTGATGGAGTGTCTTTTTCTGAATCGGGATCAGGGTTAGGCTCTTTGGTAGTTTTAATAAACCGCTCCATTTTTTTATCAACTATCTTCAGCACTTCGGCTATTGTTTTGTCCGATCCCTCATATTTCCCGGATATCGCATTGGCCATATCCGTCAGTTCTTCATCTGTACCATACCAATCGTTCTTCTCGTGCCATTCCATGAACTCACGGGTTGGCGGTCTTTCATCGGTTTCTTCACCTCCGTAATCAGCACCTTCCAACACTGCTGATATTTTCTTGTCAAGTGCCTCAACGGTATCAACATCACCTTCTCTTATAGCGTTTCGTCTTTCTTCTTTTAGTTTGTTGGTGACATTTTCTATCTCGGTTTGAGATACTTTTTTCTGATGGTTAATCATCTTATTAACATTCTTCTTGATGCTTTCTATACTTTTCTCAAGCCGAAAGTTTGTTGAAGATTGCTTTTTGTTTATTGCCTCCATATTAATAATGTACTCATAAGCAGGCACAAACTTATCACCGTCTCTACCCTCAAACTTATCTTTTGGTCTCCAACCGATTTTCTCGGCCATTTCTTCAATAATCTTCTGTCTTGCTTGATCATCTTCGGTCGGGTCGTCTGGTTTTACGTCCTCCTCTTTTTTTTCGTCTGTGTTAGTATCCTTTTTATCAGTTACCTTGCCAGTCTCATCAGTCTCTTTTTCCTGTTTTGCGACTTCTTCCGCAACCGATTTATCCACCACCTCTAATAATTTTTTTGTTTCTTCCTCTATTAACTCACCCTCTTTTGTAACATCTTTTGCCATTACACTCACTCCTTCTCTTTGTCTATGTCTGTGACTAAAGCAATAACATCGTCATCGTTCAGGAGTCTTAACTTCTCTCCGTTATGCGTGACTTCAGCACCGCCATATTTAACGTATATGACATAATCACCTATGTCTATACGTCTGCACGGCTCTTCTTTATCTAACCGCATCTCTGCGGAGGGGCCGACAGCGATTATATGCCCGGCTGTCATTGCTACTCTCTGCTGGTCTCTCACGGTATCTGGAATAATAAGCCCTCCCTTTGTAGTTCCTTCGGTTTCGTCAGGTTTGACTATTACCCGATGCTCTGTTGGTGTTAACATTCTCTTTTCTCCTTTCGCTCTCTGTTTGTACGTTATGGTTCGCTCACAATAAAAAAAGCCCAGATAAACAGCATATTTGCCGTTCATTCGGGCTTTAAACTAACTCAGGAATATCCGGAGGGTTTTCCGTTGCCGAATTATTAAAAATATCTTATATATGTACCCAATTATTTCTTCTTGCGATATAACTTACTTGACTGCTACTAACATTAAAGTCTCGTGAAATTAATATTTGTGTTTCGCCGTTTTAACATCGTTTTTGAATTATTCTCATAGTCATATTTTGGTTAATTTCCCAAGTATAGTTTCTATCACCAACAGCAATAGCAACATTACCTGCCACCGAATCTTCAACATAACTTTCCGGTAAATCAAATTCAATCAATTTAATATCTTCTCTCGGTATATATTCATGAATATATGTAATACCTTGTTTAATCATACTTAATAGTTCTTTATATAACTTATTTTTTGTAAGTCCAGTGAGTCCTAATTCCCTATTATTAAAAAGTGTAAATTTTAAAGTATAAGAAGTTTCCTTTTCTTTATCTTCCATTACAGTTTTATCTATTACAATCGGGTTACTCTCCAATATATCTTCTTTTATCAGACTTATTATCACATGGAACTTACAGTCATTTTCTTCTATATTTCGTAACTCCGCTTCTGCAAATAATAGTATCAACTCATCATAGAACACTTCAGACTTCTTGAGAGCAGTTTTGAAGGCATCGTCCATCGAAGCATTAGAATATCCTGTATGGGCATAATCTTTTATTATTATCCTTAGTTTATCTTTTAGTTTTTCAATATTAGCTTCTCTCTTTTCCATCCTTTATTCTCTCCATAGTATGTAGTTCATGCTCTCCGATTCCACCACTTCTCATGTTTACCTCAACTCCTATCTTTCCCGTGCTTTTATCCCTTATCCATTCGTGAACCTTACGGGAAAAATCACCAACTATTCTCTTGAGCTTGGTAGCATTGTCTGGTTTTTCTATTCTTGTCATACGGTGCCTCTTACGGGTAATTCGGTGAAAGTTAGGTTTTCATTAATATTGCCTTCGTTATCATATACGTTAAACACTGCTATATCTGGTGTAAACATTATTCCCTCGTAAAACCCTGACTCATTGACATCATTGTAAAATTTATTATATATATAATCATAGAGTACCGCTACATTATCGTGATTAATAGGTGGTATATTCTGTTTTTCAGTAATACTTGGAAATCTTGAACCTTGCTTTATAACAAATAACATATTCTCTTTGTTGATAAATACCGTCTGTGGTTTGTACTCCTTGACCCATTTATTTGCTTCTTCTATTAATCTATGTAAATCTGTACGTGTATTATAACAAGTATCTATTTTCTGTTTTTTTAGTGTCCAGTTTTCATATAATAGTAAATTCCTTTTATCAGTCTTTGTATTAAGATCAACAATTAGACAATTCCTAATAGCCAGATGCATATAACGCTTAAACTTCGGGTTTTTAACAAACTTAATGCTGTAATAAAGTTTAACTACTTGTCTTTTGATAATCCTTTGTTTAATATAAACATATATAGCTTGCACCGGTTTGTAAATTATTGTCCTAATAACTGAATATATAATACCCTTAAAAACTATATATGTAGTCTTGTAACGTTTATTCAACAACTCTTCGGTAACATACCACTGTTCTTTGTAAAATAAATAGTTTCTTACTGTTGATCGAAAACATCTTTTAATAATTTTTTTAAATAGGTGATAGTGCTTCTTGCCTATCATCCTAATTCGGCATGTGAACTTCTTTATCTTCTGTAAACCTCTCATTGTTTTCGCTCCTCTCTATTTCCTCAAAAGTTTCTAAACCTATTCTCTGTCCTTCTGACATAACAAAATTATTAAATATTGGTCTATCTATAGGTCTTATCTCCTTTACTTGTTTTCTCTTGCCAAATATCCTATTCCAACCCTCTCTATACTTATTATTCTGAGTACTTGTGATTATCTTGTGGCTCATCTTAATTCCCTCTCTCATTCAAACACACTCAGTGCGTCTTTAATCCCCTCACAAAACCCTACAGCCTTAGCCGTAAGCGCCAGAGTGTTCTCAGCCGAGTCTGTGTTCATACATGATCCGTTCCCTATAGATCGCTCTTTTGCTGTCTTGAGTGCATTCACACGTTCAAAGAACTCCTCTGTCATTGGTAGTCCCATCCAGGACTCGATGTCATCTAAGGTTATTATTCTTTCAGACATATTCATTATTCGCTCGCTCATTATACAAACTCACTTTACTTATTTTCTCAAACAATACATCCTCAACTTTATTTGCACCTTCAGGATCATAGTCTCTCTTCAGACCTTCTATTCCAACCATAAGAAAAGCTAAATATTCGTACTTTTCTAATATTTCATTGCTAACAAATATTTTCTTGATACTTTTATCTTCTATTTTCTCTTTTAAATCACTTTGGCTTTTTATTAATAAAATCTCATTACCCTTTATACATTCTAATATTTCATTATATCCCTCTTGAAGAATGTATGCTTCTTTTATAATACAAAAATTATTAGAAAACCGTGATAATTTTTTCTCTGCTCCTTTTAATAATTCAAACATAGCTAACTATACCTCCATCTCTTTCTTATCTGGAAATAATTCTCTCAGCATCTTTTGTATTCCCTGCACCTGCTCGTTAAGCGTAAATTCATTGTTCGTTATCCATTACATATTTTATCATCTTAGGCATCATCCTTCTCTTTATTATTCTTTTTAGCATACAAATATATCTTTATTTTCTCTTGAAACTCAACAAATTCAAGCCATGTAAAAAAAGAATAAGCTTTATCTTCTAAATTATTTGATTCTTTTATACCAGGTAAACATTTTTCAGAACATATAAGCCCGCACCGCTCACATCGTAAAAAATCAATATCAAAACTATCAAAACTACTCATCACCACAGCCACATCACAAATAGGGCAATTCATACTGTTACCTTCTCTCTCTCATCATGTTTACTTACAATCTCTTTCGCTGTCTTATTATCTGGATCGTATTTCAAGACAGCCTCAGCACATCTCGCAGCCTCTCCAATATTCTCAAGGTTGGCTTCACACACTGCCATCCCCATCAGAGGGCGCCAGGTGTAATCTGCGACCCTTACCATGCCGATAGGACATTCTGGTACGTCTAAGTCTATCGCTTGCTTAAAATGCGTTTTTGCCCTCTCATGATCTCCTGTGTTCATGCAACACATTCCGAGCGCAACAAGCGGTTCAGCCCTGTCGGTCATCAAAGTATGTGCCTGCATAGCGTAAAGATAAGAAAAGTTGTTCATTCCATTTTGCCGGTAATAATCGGCAAGACTCAACAGCACTGAGAAATACTCACCGTGATTAATTGGTTCATTGTGGCTGGTATTCGATAAACAGGCTTTACGGTGTTTTTGAAGCATCTCTACTGCTTTATCTTTATCACCAATTGAGAACAATGCATTCGCATACTGATACAGCATTCTCAACTCAAGCAGGCCATAAACATCTTTAATTTCTGGGATCTGTTCTTTAAATGAAGGCATGTTAATATTCTTATGTCGTTTTTCCGCAACCTCGGTTTTCTTTACTGATGGCAGGTGTTTACAGGCAACATCAGGAATATGGCTTCTGCGATCTGCCGGAACACTCTCACGGCCAATGAAAGCATGAACCTTATTTGTGTAACGTATCTCAGGTTTGTTTCTGAATATCTTAGATTGCATGAAAGAGTAAAGTGGTAATTCACCCATAAAAGGTTGCATATCAACTTGGATTGAATAAAGGTCAATGTTGTCAGGAGCTTTTGATAGTATAGGCTTAATAAATTCACACGGGTTATTACAATAATAATTTTCAGTTTCACCATTTCCAAAAATCATTGATACAATTTTCACACCTTCTTTTGGTGTTTGCCAACTCATAGCAAGCACCTCATGCCCATCAAGCATAAATATCCAATCGCCTGTGCATCGGTCAATACACTGATTACGGGCACCGGCAAAGTCATCCTTCCATTCTAACTCAAAGACCTCAGCCTCGAATGTACGGGCTATTTGCCGTGTCTCATCATCTGTCCGGGTGTCGATGCCGATAACTATCTGGTCGGCTAATCCCTGAACACTCTTGAGGGTATCCATAAGCCTCTCAGCCTCGTTGTAGGCTATGATTGCAACCGATATTGTAGGGTTAGTCATTATTCTTTTCTTTGTTAGGAGGATACGTAAAAGCAATAGTATCAGGATTTATTATGTCAAACCGAATATAATTCCCATCTTTAAAATGGATAGATAACCCTCCTGTGTTGACGTGCATAGTCTCAATAGTTTTCCCTATACACTCTTTACAATATTTAAGACTTATTAATTCTTCTTTGGGTTTATCAAAGATAGGAGGATGTGCTTCCATTGCCAATTTTTTTAAAACAGAAGAGTCAATCTCTTCCGCTGGAGCACAATCTACAGCATTATCCGTTATGAGTTTTACGGCATTATCGAACTGTTCTGTAATTGTCTCTTCAAAACTCTGACAATTTTCATACACAATTTTCAATATTTTAGTAAGCTCCAATGCACACAAATATCTCTCTTTCATTTCTCTACTCCTCTATAGAATCATTATAAACTTTTCTCATTTTCTCACAAGCACTCACAAGGTAACTCAATTCATTATAGTCCATTTCTTTTGAGGTTGCTCTTTTTATTAATGCTGTAGTACAATATATTTCTTTTTGAGTTAATTTAACTTTTAGATTATTTTTGCCCATTTCTCTACTCCTCTCTCATTCATAGATAAAAGAAAACCTTTAATGGTAAAAATCATCAGCATTTGCCACACTACCAGCTTTAACTGGTTTAAATCCACGAGGTATCTTATTCTGAGGTATTTTACTCTTCGTCATTACTGCAACAAATAACCCTGAAAACATAGCTGATATATATTTAAGAGATTCACGTCTTTTCATTCGGTTGACTTCTCTCTGTTTCCTTAACAGGTACATTTGTTCTTTCTATTGGTACGTTCGTCTCTGCTGCTGGTACATTTACTTTCCCTGAAATCTCATCGGTCATCTTATCTATCGTCTCTCCCTGCCGTTTAATCATCTTAGTAAGATCATCAACCTGTCCAAGAGCCTCATCAGCGTGTGCCTTATACTCCTCAAATTGCGATCCTACTTCTTTCGCCTCAGCATCAGCATAAAGTCTCACAGCATCGGCTTTTAACTTTGCGGCTTCCTGTTGTATCTTTATCACTTCAAACTTTGATTTGACTATTTCTACTCCGAGCTTTCTTTCATCAATAGCTATCTTGCGTTCCTCAAGCTCCATCTTCTTTGCTTCAACCTGCTCTTCCATGCTCGGCGCCTGCTCTTCATCTTCTCCCGGAACAATCTTATCTATCTCTGACACATTAAGTGCCTGACAGTATCTTCGGTATATTTCATTATCAGTTAAACCTCTCCCAGTTAAATTAAGCAATGACTCGGCTTTCATTATCCTCTGGATATCAGCAACATTCTTCGGATCGCTTACCGGGACAACGTCCATATCCTTATCATTATAATCTTCACGCGGGATAACGAAATGCTCATCCTGATACATATAATAGGACTGGTCGTCAAGATACAGTTTATTAAGTCTGAATATCTTCTTAAATTCTTGTTTTAATGACCTATAAATACGCTTATATATTGCTGAAAATACTTTTAAACCCTGCTCAATTAATGCTAAGGTTGTCGTTGGAGATGCGTTTGCTCCTATCTGTTCACCCGAAAGAACATCAACAGAAGAACCTAACCGTTTTGTCGCTTCTGTAAGAAAACCAAGTAAGTTATATAAGACAGGAGAAGGAGTTACATTATCCACCTCGTATAATTTCTTACGTATATCATCGCCGGTAAACGTCACATCTTTGTATTCACCCGGTTTTATCATTGATACACCGTCAACCATATTTCTATCTTTTAATTTGAGGTCAGCATCTTTAAAGCCACCGCCTGTATTCTGTTTTGTTCCCGCATCAAGTAGTTGATTAATAGTAGAGTTAATAGTCTCGTTCATCGCCCCTAACAAAATACCATAGCCCCAACCGTATATCTTACTATCAAGAGAATTAAGGAACTTATAGAGCGTAAAGTATTCAACAGGTATGATCTTTGCTATCTGTGAACCGTCCTGAGTCAACAGAATGCCGTCCTTATCATATCTGGCGACTATCCTGACAACCTTCTCGGTTGCTTTGTGAACCGTTATTATGTAAGGTTCTTGGTAACCGTCCTCATCCAAGTCCCACCACCGATGTTGTTCATAGAACTCGTGGGGAGCGTCTTCATCATATTCTCCGCCCTGTCCGTCTTTCTGTGTCTCTGAGGACTCATAGTCAAAGGTAATAAAAATACCGCTTCTTATGTTCTCAACTATTTCATTCGGGTATAATTCGTATAGGTGGGTTATTCTTCGGGCAACTTTAAGTGATTTAGCATTGTAATTAACAACACAATCCGCCGCACTGATATACATTGACTCGTGCCGTCTTTCTTCAGCATTATGGAAAGTCTTACGGAAAGCTGTGCCGACTATCGGCAATACTGTCAGTAACTGGTCAGTCTCTCCTTCCCAGTCTTCTATCTGTTCTAAACACTGATAGCTCATGTGCTTTGATATTCGTTCAGCTCTCTCAGCTTTTTCACCTTCTCTATCAGGCCCCGTTACTCTGCATTTAACAACATTAGTATCTTGAACGATATTAGGGTAGGCTCTCGATGCAAAGTTGATACCTGCCTCTGTTATAATAGGATACATGACGTTTGCTGCTTTCGGCCACGGAAAGTCTTTCTCTATAGCCACAAGGTTAGCAAGTTTCAAGGCTTTCTCATACCTTATCTGCCAGTCAGCCCGTGACGCTATGTCAATGGTAAGTTCTCGTATAACTCTATCACCTATCTTGTAGAGGACTTGTTCGTCAAGCGACTCGGCGATGTTAACCTCGTTCATCCAGCTTAACAACTGCTGAACGGTGTTATTATTCTTAGTATTGGTATTCATTTAAGATTTATCCTTCTCCCGATTGCTTTGTATTTGGCATTCTCAGTATTGAAATCATTATCAGCGTTGTCAGCCTCAAAAGGGTTAAAGATTGTTGGCGTTCCATCCGACGCATAGAATCTTGATATTGCTTCCTCATAACTCTGGAGACGTCTATCAGCTTCGCTAATTTATTCGTTTTTATTGTATTTTGCTTTTGCTATCATATATCCCACTATTACACCATATACGAATAATAAAGTAGGTAGTATTACTAAGGTTATGTTTGTCATGGTTTACTCCTCTCATTTACTGCTCCTGTAGCATCTTTAATGCCGTTCTTTCTCTATTTTCTCTACTATTATTCCCCATCTTACGAGCCATGCTTACGGTTTTGTTATGCTTAGGTGTATTAAATGTCAGTTTCTCACCAAATTCAAGACCTAAATTACACATTTTACAAGGTGTGTGTTCATCATTAACAGCTATACCGTTTATATTCACACTCATTTAACGCTCCCGTATCAGCTTCAATGCTTTTTTAATTCACTTTCAAAATATTTCCATTCTCTTTCCGTGCTTTCCTCATTCTCCCTTTCTGTACTAGTGTACCTAAACCACTGCTCACCGCTTTTATGAAATATTGCCCAATATGCTGCTTTTATCTCCTCAAGCGTGAATGTTTTATTCTCACTCATCTCTCAGTACCCCGTGACCGATGTCGAGCCTATATAGCGCTCTCGGTGATAGTAATCGTAATCTTCATTCGATAAATCAAGCTGAACATTCTCGGCAAACGTATAAACAACGCTCTCACCCGTGTCAGGTGAGCCTACTCCTCGTTCTTTCATCTTCTCTTTGCGCTCCAACACCATCTGTTCCCGGCTGTTAAACGAATATGTAGGATTTGTCAGGTCAGCAATCAGTTCCTTGTCATTCGGGATGGATCCGCCTTCTGCAAGCCACTGATTACATTTGTCCCACATCTCAATCCGTTTATTGAAGTATTTTATAGGGTTATCCGGTTTCATCCCGGCATTCACAGCACACACATTGCGCCCAAGCTGATTAAGACGGTCGTAAACTCCAGCGCCGAGTCCTACAATATCGATGAAAGTCTGATCGGGTTGCCAGGCATCCTGTACCTGTGCCACCTGAGAAGCCAATTCCATCGTATCTAAATCCTGAAATTTATGTATTTCATGGACGTGTAACCCCTGTCTCACACAGATAGCGCTCTTATCATCTCCAAACCGGGCTACATCAACTCCAACGACAATAGGGGCATCTCGGTACACATGAGCATCATAGTGGCATTCAACGCCTCTATTGACTACCTCAAAGGGTATTAACTGCATTGTCTGTGAAGCCGAAAAGCTGCAATAGTATTCCTGTTGAATAAGCTCTTCGCTCATACCCTCAGCCCGCTCTTTATCCATGTCAGCTTCGGTGAGAACTCCAGTATCTTTAATTGTTAAAAGCTCAGCAAACCAATCAGGGTTATGTAAAGCCATATTGTAAAGAGTATAACCATGATTGCGTCCTCGAGGGGTATAGGGGAAAATAGCCCATCCATTATTTTCTTTTATAATCGGTCTTATGTAATCGTATGCTATCGGGTTCTGCAAAGCATACTCCGAAAAGATATTGCCTACCGGGTTTGTCCCAACAACCCTGTCAATGTCATCCGTCCCGACAACCTGAAACAGTGAGCCGTTTTTAAACTTGATCTTCATTTCTTGATTGTTTGTCAAGGCTCTTATACCTTCGGGGATATGTCCCAAAAAAGGAAATCCATCCTTATCCATGCCGTCCCAGAGTATCTTGCGTCCTTGTGAATACGTGGGAAAGAAATAATAATAAATGCCTACACGCTGCAATAACTGTGAGACCATGATGTTGATACAGGTTTTATCCTTCCCGCTATTATGAACAACATATCCATCAGCAATAAAACACCCATTTGCTTCTGTCTCTAAATCATAAGTATCAATATCTTTATCTTCTTTTGATGTAATAGAATAAAGGCAAGTATTTCCTTGATACTTGACTCGTGGTTCATATTTAGATGTTAATAATATTGCTTCCTTGCGTTTATCTTCTTTACCAATAGTTCTTATATTTAACAGTAATTTATTAATATATTCCCTTGTCCATATTCGCACAATATGATTATTGTGAAATACCCTATTGTCCTTTTTGGCATCTCCCGCAAATATACCAAGTTTTCTTAATAGCCAATAATAATCCCACATCAAGTTTATACTTTCGCCTACACTTATTTTAATATCTACCGCTCTATCAACATTTTTACCATCTATCATACGTCCATTCTTTTGGCAATAAATATTTCCATCACCGCTTATAACGGCCCCAAAGAAAGCCCATAAACTTTCCTCATCCATATCCCAAAGGATTTTAGGAACTCTTCTATTACTCTTTTTCTCAAGAGCATCATTTTCTCGAAAAAATTCTTTCACTTTATTTGGCGTTTTTCCCCCGCCTCTTGTGCCATTCGATAATATTAAATCCCATCCATTTCCTTTTTTATGGTATTTCCCTACATACCCAAATATTCTTTTAGTAAGAAGGGCAACACGTTCAACCATTTCCATATTTATATTAGTAAATTTAGGCGATTGATCTTTATTAACACTTCCATCTGTTATTAAATATCCTATTAATTCAGCTAATTCAGGATTATGTATAGTACCGCAAGCTAATTTATCATATGTATATAATCTCCTGGGATGCTTAATGCTTTTAAGAGTTTCCCAGTTCATCGAATACCCTTGCCTTGATGTTAAATATTTATGGTCTTTGCTTGCCTCAAAATTCTTACAACCTTTTACTTTTACCGAATATCCCTGTTTTACGCCTGTTTTCCAAATATCTTTTACCTTATCAATGACAAAGTTTCCACCATCCCACGATAATATCCTGTCTCCCTTATTGACATTTTTTAAAAGCTTCCATGACCCATTACTCATAATTACATGGCTATCTCCACCCAAGCAACGTCTGTGAAAGATGGCAACCGCTCTCTTATATCCATCATCAATACAGTTAAACAGCTTCACTTGATACGGTCTCGGTGTGAAATGATATGGTATTTCTATGTTTGTTGTCATTATTTGCCCTGATTGTGTCATACTTTACTATTACTTGTTAATTTTAAATCGCTTAGAGCACATCTATGACAGCCCTGAATAGCATTAACGGCTCATTTATGGGTCTTTCGGCTCGTCCTTATCATTATATCGAGCAACTACCGTTATTTTAAAGTCTCCTGATTGTTCTATCTCCTTCTTATCTCTCCATTGTTCTTTCTGTCGGTTCTTCAACCAAAATATTGCTGCTGTTACTTCTGGCGGATAATGCTTAGTTGTATCTGCTCGTACTATCTCACCCTTATCACAGAAAATCTTCTCTTCTGGGTGACTATATCCCATAGCTCTTTGGTATAATCTTTCAGCTACATTCTGGTCTGCATATTCCTTGCCTTTTTTTAGGGACTCAAGAAACTCAGGATATTTCTGCTTCCACGCATTCAGTGTTTGCTCAGACACATTAAAAATACTTGCCGTCTCTTTATCAGTTGCACCTAACAAACACAACTTATAAACTTGGTCATTATATTCAGGTTTATATTGACTCGGCCTTCCAGTTTTCTTTTTATCTTTCATCTCTTATCACCCTTTTGGGCACTTCTCTCCTCTATTCTTGCGCTTTCCTGTGTTACTAACCTTTTTCTGATATGAGTTCTTGTGCGGTCCCGTGCCGTCTCTTACACCTCGTTTTGTTCTGCTCATATTGAACCTCTATTTTTTAAATATTCTCGCATTTCCTCATATTTCCTCATACAGTTTTTATCAAGTCCCGGCCACAATATTTTCTTGTTTGGGGTTTGATGTACATTCTCACCTTTTTGTTTTCTACTCATAATCTCCTCTCTCTTTCATATCTCCATACTCGCGTGTCGTCTCTTTATTATCCTCATAGCACTCTTTATCTTCTTAACATTGTGCTGTCTTCGGTTTCCGTTTAATACGGTTATGTATCTGCCACCCCACGCTTTCTTAACTCTGCCGAACCTGCACCGGAATATCACATCTTCAGTCAGTCCACCACTCCCTACCCTCCTGATATAAAACAAGAGTGTGGCTAATACAGCTAATTCAATTGTCAAGATAAACCATATCATCTGGCTATATCTGAGGTATGTTCATCATAAGTTTCATATTCAGTCTGTGCCATTCTGTTCATTTCTGAGTTTATTAAACCACTCAATACTATCCCGCAACCCTATAAGCTTCTATCGCTATGTCTTCTTCTTTTATATCTTCCCCTCGTTCTTTTGCTTGCCTTACAAATACCGTGCCTATTGCATTATTTATAGCTGTCTGCGAATATTGTTCACAATTGGTCATTTCAATTATACCTTCATATTTATCCTCTGAATTATTTATAATAGCTCTATATCTATAATACATTACACTATCCCGAGTTTATGTTTTCTCTTATATTAAAAATAATAGGATATGTTGAATCGAAGTATATATCAACATTAATATTATTCCACATCGCAATCCTATTTGGAATCCTTTGGCTTGATATTGTAAAGAGAGTTCCGCCCAAGCTGCTTTTTCGAGCCAAGCAATTACCCATATTAACAGTAATCCTAATATTAATAGTAATATACCTTTTATTGCTAACATATTTCCTCTTATGGTATAATGACACACTTAAACTCTATGCTTGGCATTGTTAATCAAGCAATTTATGAACTTGAAAATAAGATAAAACCAACTAAATCAGAAACGGTTAATACAAATATCAATATCAAAGATTTAAGCGTAAAAGACTTATTACTTGCTTCTAACAATTATATTCGTTTTTTACTTTTTTTACAGGTTTTATTCTTGGTGTAACTTTAGGATCAAGTAAGCTATTCAAAGATAAAATTATTCCATTAATCCACCTATATAAGACCCAAGACAGTCCAGTAAAAAATAGTAATGAGCCAACAATACCAGAACAGAAAAATATTGAGAACAAGGAAAGTTTTAAATAATAATATAACAATTTATTATTTCCTTTTTTGTAGTTATATTGTTTATATTTATACTGGACTTAATTGTTTTTTCTTTCATTTCACCGTTCATCGGTAGCCTCCCCGTGGATGTTGCCAATAAGCTCAGACTCGGACAATGTATCACGTAATAAGTAATCAAATCCCTTCAGAATATTATCTGGATTAATAAACCATCGAAAATCATATTCAAGAGTAAATGATCCCCAATCTTCGTGTTCGCCTCTATCACCGTCAAACCACCACTCATCGCCTACCTTAATGCCCTGCTCGAAGGAATCACAAGTAACTTGATTAGGGTCTTCAATCCATTCCTCAAAATCGTGAGATTGGAATGTTGCAAGTGTTTCCCAACTATTGTCATAAAAAATCCGATGATACCCTACAATCTTATCATCCTTAATCAATCGTAATGTCATTTCAGTCTGTGCTATTTTCCCCTCCATTCTGTTCATTTCTGAGTTTACTAAATAAACCATATCATCTAATT